TAAAATAGATTTTAAAATAAAAATAAAATTATAATATATTTTATTTTTATTTGAGAGAGAAATATTAAAAATATAAAATTGTAAATTAATATATTTTTTCATTTTCTCTCTTTTTCGAAATTAATATTTATTAAAATAGATTTTAAAATAAAAATAAAATTATAATATATTTTATTTTTATTTTAGAGAGATATTTAAAAATATTAAAAATATAAAATTGTAAATTAATATATTTTTTCATTTTCTCTCTTTTTCGAAATTAATATTTATTAAAATAGATTTTAAAATAAAAATAAAATTATAATATATTTTATTTTTATTTGAGAGAGAAATATTAAAAATATAAAATTGTAAATTAATATATTTTTTCATTTTCTCTCTTTTTCGAAATTAATATTTATTAAAATAGATTTTAAAATAAAAATAAAATTATAATATATTTTATTTTTATTTGAGAGAGAAATATTAAATTTAATATATTTATATAACTATTTAAAAATATATATATAATTTTAAATAGATTAAATGAAGAATAATAATAAATTATCCAATATTGATATGTTTGTTATTAAAAGAAATGGAAAAAAAGAAATTATATCTTTTGATAAAATTTTAAAACGTATTAAATCTATTTCTAAAGAATTTAATCTACATAATATTATTTACGCACAATTGACTATGAAAGTTATAGACCAATTACATAATAATATTGATACTTCTAAAATTGATGAATTAACTGCAGAACAATGTGCGGCTATGACATCTATACATCCTGATTATGGTAAATTAGGTAGTGCTATTATTATTTCTAATTTACATAAAAATACTTCTAATTCTTTCTATGAAACTATTAAAAAATTATATAATTTTAAAGATGTTAATAATATTAATTTTAAATTAATCCATGATGATATCTTTAATTTTATTGAAGAAAATAAAGATTATTTAGATTCCATTATTGATTATAATAGAGATTATTTATTTGATTATTTCGGTTATAAAACATTAGAACGTTCTTATTTAATGAGATGTGATAATATTATTATTGAAAGACCACAACATCTATGGATGCGCGTATCAGTATGTATTCATTTAAATAATTTAGATAAAATTAAAGAAACATATGATTTAATGTCTCAAAAATATTTTATACATGCAACTCCTACTTTATTTAATGCTGGAACACCTAGACCACAATTAAGTTCTTGTTATTTAATTGCTATGGAATCGGATTCTATTGATGGAATATTTAATACATTAAAAGAATGTTCTCAAATATCTAAATGGTCTGGAGGTATCGGATTACATATTCATAATGTTCGTTCTAGTGGTTCTCATATTAGAGGAACAAATGGAATATCTAATGGTATTATTCCTATGTTAAGTGTTTTTAATAAAACTGCGAGATATGTTAATCAAAGTGGTAAAAGAAATGGTAGTTTCGCTATTTATTTAGAACCACATCATCCCGATATTGAAAGTTTTTTAGATTTAAAAAAAAATCACGGGGATGAAGAAGCTAGAGCCCGAGATTTATTTTATGCATTATGGATTAGTGATTTATTTATGGAAAGAGTCATCGGTAATAAAGAATGGTCCCTTTTTTGTCCTGATAGATGTCCGTATTTAAGTGATAAATATGGAGAAGAATTTAAAAAATTATATATTAAATATGAAACCGAAAAATTATATACTAAACAAATAATGGCTAGAGATTTATGGATTAAAATTTTAGACGCACAAATGGAAACGGGAACACCTTATTTATTATATAAAGATGCCGCTAATATAAAATCTAATCAAAAAAATATTGGAACTATTAAAAGTTCTAATTTATGTTGTGTTACTGGTAATACTTTAATTTTAACAAATCAAGGACACGTAAAAATAAAAGAATTTGTTAATAAAACTATAGAAGTATGGAATGGAGAAGAATTCTCCGAAACATTAATATTTAAAACTAATGATAATATTAAAATTTTAACTATTGAATTTAATGATGGTTCCACATTAGATTGCACTAGATACCATAAATTTAAAATTTATCAAAATATTTATAATAATATTACTATCGATGTTGAAGCTTCTAAATTGAAAATCGGAGATATTTTAATTAATTGTAAATTTCCTATTATAGATAATCAAAAAATGTTACATTTTGCTTATACATTAGGAGTATTTTTTGAATTAGATTTAAATGAATATAAAGAAGTAATATTAAATAATGATATTCCTTATAAATATTCTTTAAAATCAAAATTAGATTGGTTCGCTGGTTTATCTGACGCTCATGGAGAAGTTATTAATATTAATAATAATAATAATAATAATAATAATAATAATAATAATAATAATAATAATAATAATAATAATAATAATAATAATAATAATAATAATAATAATAATAATAATAATAATAATAATAATAATAATAATTATAATTTAGAAATTTTATCAAAATTAAAATCTAATTTAATAAATATTAAATATTTATTACAAACTTGTGGAATTAATCCTAAAATAAAAATTAATGAAAATGATAATAATTTTTATAAATTAATTATTGAAAATGATGATATATTTGAATTATTAAATTTAGGTTTTACTTGTAAAAAATTAAAATTTGATAATATAGTTATTAATAATAATAATACTTATATTAAAATTACAGATATAATAGATAACCAAATAATGAGTTCTACTTATTGTTTTAATGAACCTAAAAGACATATGGGAATTTTTAATGGAGTTATTACCAAACAATGTGAGATTATTGAATATAGTGATGAAAATGAAACCGCTGTTTGTAATTTAGCATCTATTGGTTTACCTATGTTTGTTAAAGAAAATAAAGAAAATAAAGAAACTAAAGAAACTAAAGAAACTAAAGAAACTAAAGAAAATAAAGAAACTAAAGAAACTAAAGAAACTAAAGAAAATAAAGAAACTAAAGAAACTAAAGAAAATAAAGAAACTAAAGAAACTAAAGAAACTAAAGAAACTAAAGAAAATAAAGAATTTGATTATGAAAAATTATACGAAGTAACCAAAATTTTAGTAACAAATTTAAATAATATTATAGATATTAATTTTTATCCTACTGAAAAAACTATTCGTTCTAATTTAAAACATCGCCCTATTGGTATTGGAGTTCAAGGTTTATCTGATACTTTTTTTAAAATGGATTTAGCATTTACTTCAGAAGAAGCAAAAAAAGTTAATAAATTAATTTTTGAAACTATATATTATGCAGCATTAGAAAGAAGTAATGAAATAAGTATGGAAAGATATAAAGATATGCAATATTTAAAAGAACAATTATATTTAAATAATTGGAATTTTAAAAATACTGATGATATATGTAGAGAATATATTATATATAATAATACTGATGCTTCATCATATAATACTATTCAAAAAGATTTAACAATAGAAAAATTATTAAATAAATATAAACCAATTAAAGAGGAATTAGAAAAATTAGATGGTGAATTATTAGGTTCATATAGTTCATTTATAGGTAGTCCTATAAGTAATGGAGAAATGCAATTTGATTTATGGAAAGAACAACCATATACAAATAGATATGATTGGACTAATTTAAAAGAAAAAATTAAAAAATATGGAATTCGTAATAGTTTATTATGTGCTCCTATGCCTACTGCAAGTACAAGTCAAATATTAGGAAATAATGAATGTTTTGAACCTATAACAAGTAATATTTATAGTCGTAAAACATTAGCAGGAGAATTTATATTAGTAAATAAATATTTAGTAGATGATTTAATAGAATTGAATTTATGGAATGAAAATATTAAAAATAGTATTATTTTAAATAAAGGTAGTATTCAACATATAGAAGGATTACCAGATAAAATAAAAGAAAAATATAAAATTGTTTGGGAGATGTCTATGAAACATTTAATTAATATGTCACGCGATAGAGCTATATATATATGTCAATCGCAAAGTTTGAATTTATGGATTGAAGATCCAGATCCAAAAATATTAACAAATATGCATTTTTATAGTTGGAAAGCAGGTTTAAAAACGGGAATTTATTATTTAAGAAGAAAAGCAAAACATCAAGCACAACAATTTACAATTGAACCAGAAAAAAATATTATTAAAAATCAAGAAGATAGTAATTGTATAATGTGTAGTGGTTAAATATTTATAAAAAATAAAAATTTATATAATTAATAATATAATTATATAAATTATATAAAAGAATTAAAATAATTTAATAAAATTGGATTAATATCTAAAACATTTATATCATATTTTATTTTCAAATAACACATTAAAGTCATTATTACATCTATTAAAGAATTATGCATATTTTGGGGTATTTCCATATTAGGAAATACAAATTTATATAATTCTAAAAGACTTGGAACTTTTAAATAAAATTTATTATTTTTTCCTATTTTCATAATATTACATAATTTTTTTGTATTTTTCATAGTGCAATATTCTTCTTTTGTAATTTTTTGATTATTTATAAAACAAGTAAAATATTGTTTTATTTTATTTCTAAAACATTCTACAAATATCATCTTTTTATCAAATGTTAAATTATGTCCTACTACTATATCTGCATTTTTTAAATAATTATTAAATTCTTGTAATGCTACATTTATAGATATACCTTTTTCATTTAACATTTCTTTACTTATATTATGAATTTTATAACTTTCTGGTGTTATTTCTACATCATTATCTAATTTAATATAATTATTTATTATAATAGAATAATTTAAAGATGTATCATATAATATATAACTTAATTGAATAATATATGGGTATAATGTTGTTTCATAAATTGATGCATCTTTTATTGGTAATCCAGTAGTTTCTGTATCAAACACTAATATTTTTGTCATATCTTAATTATTTAATATATTATTTTTATATTATTTATAATAATTATTATATCAATTTTTAATTTATATTTTATTTAATATAAAAATTGATTTAAAATTATATATATATATTTAATATATTAATTAATAATATTATTATGTTTTATCACGAATATAACGAATATACCAATTTATTTGAAAATAAAATTTTACAAATAACTAATTTAGTATCTATTAAAAAAAAATATTTAATTTATGATTATTTTAAAAAATTTGAAATCGCTAATATAGAACATATCGAATTTAATAATATTAAAAAATTTAATAATAAAATTATGGGATACCCTATTATTATTATTCAAAATTGGATACATAATAATGGTGCCTATAATTTTTATATTAATCTAATTTTAAATAAATGTAAAATGATTTATAATGACCCTTTATATTGGGATATTGAATTTTATATTGAAAATAATTTTTATATCTTTAAATCCGATAATTTATTTAATAATTTTAATAATAAATTAATCGTTAATTTAAAAGATATTTTAATTAAAAAAAATAAAAATAAAAATAAAAATAAAAATAAAAATAAAAATAAAAATAAAAATATAAAATCTTAATTATTATATAAAATCTTAATTATTATATAAAATCTTAATTATTATATAAAATCTTAATTATTATATAAAATCTTAATTATTATATAAAATCTTAATTATTATATAAAATCTTAATTATTATATAAAATCTTA